TGTTATCGAACCGCCAACACCTGCAGCGAAGTATTCACCACCATGATTTGTTTCCCATCGGCCTTTTGCTTTTGAGTCTTCTCTAAGTGTCACGTTACCAAATATTTGTTTATATTCTGGTGTGTTCATTAAGTTACGAACCTTGCTACCGAACCTCGAAGCAAGTTCAGCATTGTGTGATACCTGCATTATTTTTTTCTTAGGATACTTTCCTATATACCAAGCAGGGAATAAATAAGATGCAAATTCAGATTTGGTATGTCTAGGAGGCATATTAATGATGAGCCTCTTGGCATCACCATCAGCTATATCTTGAAAAGACTCAGCGATTATTTGATGGTGCCCATATTGTTTTGGGTCCTTTGTTTTTCTATAGATAAAATCTTCCCAAACTGCTTGAGCAAAAACTATAAAATTATCCTGGCATAACTTGATCCACTGCAATTGCTTTTGCAGAATTAAATCTTTTATCTCGTCTTCAGTAAGTTTTTCAATATTCATCTCGTTTGGGACCCCAGTATATTTATGTATATTGCTTTGTAAACCTCTTTGCACAGCAAAGCTGTGCCTGAAAACGCAGTCGGCACAGGCGCAACCTGTAAATATATTGTTTTTAAAATTAGAGCCTTCTATGGTGTGGATACACCAATGGCGTTGTTAAACGCCATTGGTTGTTTATTATTATTTGATAGGTGTTAGCTGTTGGACTAGTGTTGAAAATTTTTCCAACACATTATTTTTAAACTCATCAACAACAGCGTTGCCTTGATTTTCTAAGATATGCTTTTCAACCTCACCCATTAATAGTTGAAACATAATTTCATAGTTGAGTGTTTTCTTAACCCCATTTGAAATTAGCATCTCTTGAAGTTGAGTTGGCGATTTATCGCCAACTCTCTTTGCTAGTACCTCAGCAATATTAATTAAATCATTATTGGGCATTGTTATCCCCTATTGCTTTGTATTCGCTATAACTAAGTTCAGTTGTGAACTTGTTATATAAATCATTGTGAGCAATTTTAAAGTTTGCTGTCTCAAACTTTTTTCGCTTACGATTTATTTTTTGCAAACCAAATGAATTACCATTCTCATCTTGAACAATAATTAAATTTTGGTTTGTTCTATCGAACACATCAACAATATTCTGTTTCATAGTGTCCAACTCTTTAGCAAGTCTATTAGACTTTAGCTTTAATTGAGCATAAGCTAAGACTACTTTTTTTTCATCTTGCTTTAGCCTTTTTATTGCATTTGTCATTTTTACCTCTTTTGTTATTTGACCCCTAATTAATATCAAATCCCACGAATATAACAATAGTTAATTTAATTTTTTTTTATTTATTTTTTTCAATATAGGCTCGACCTCTACTTTAATAAATTCACTTCCTAATATTTCAGAAAGTTTTCCTGCCAACTGGGAAATCGAAGCTGTCATTTTATCTTGTTCGATCTGTCCTAAACGAGAACGAGATGAACGAGCCGAGCCGACATTGTCGGCTCGTTTCTTTTCTTTCGGCATTACCAACTACACCAATATTCTACGACCTTATTATCATTGATCGCTTGTTGACAAAATTTTAAGAATTTAATGTCCTGATCTTTGTACTCTTTGACACTATCCTCTTGGAATTGTTGACCCCAAAAAAAGCCATCTTCTGCGTGATAATCAGAAAAGCCCTTTTCAATCTGTTCGGCTAACTCATTGACAACTTCTTTTGTCATATAACATGGTGCGTCCTGATCAGAATTAAATCCTAAATGTGCCAACATTCCCTCGACCTTAACACTTGGATTTTGTTCAGTCCATTTCTGCGCCATGAACTCTTGAAGTCTTGCGTGTTTTCGCCAAACGAAAACTTGTTTTTTTTCGTAAATGCTTTCTTCGTTATCAGAGTAATATTTTTCCCAATCTACCTTGTGACCTCGAAGATGTGCAAATTGATCTAATCCCATTTTTTCTCCTTTGTTATTTGTTTAAGGGGGTGTGAATATTCATTTAATACAGAATCGGCACCCCCAAACATCTCTTATCATATCCCATGACTATTACAACAATTATTTTTTAGAACCATTCTAAATTGGAAACATCATATCTGTAATCCAAGTCCGTGCCTGGTGCTGGGACTCCTACTAACTATCACGCTGCCCACGTTCTTTCCTAAACGAGAAACGAGGTAAAACATTACTTTACTAGGCGAAGCAACAGTTACTGGGGTGCCTGGCCAGATCCGTTGCTTGGATGGCCAGCTGGTAGCTTATCTAAACGAGACGAGGCGAGATCGTAGCAAAACGAGACGAGGTCATCAAAACGCTCCTACTAGAGAAAGAACCAGCACTCCCGTAATGGCCAGGACAGGACCTGGCCACAGCAGCAGGCATACTAAATAAAACGCAGCGAGACCCATTACTCTTCCTCCACGAGACTATCCTTCCAGCTGTAACCATTAGCAATGCATTTCGTACCGGTTTTACCGGTAAGCGCATATACTTTTCCAGCCTCCGGTTTGTCTGCTGCTACCGCATCCTTCGGGGACCATCCATTAGGTGGTGCGTTGTCGGCATTCACCTGTTTAACGAGATCTTTTAATTTAATCTTTGCCATGTTACTCCCTCCTTATCCGTAGTGTAATGTACAATTTCACCAAGTTTGTAATCAGTTAGCAGCACGGGCACGTTGTTGATTTCTCCGTAACCCTGCAGCTGTGTTCCTTTGTGAATCTTGACCCACATCGATTCATGCTGCTTCCCATCATAGAAGCGAACGTATACGAAATCCTTGGCTTCAGAACTCTTTTCTAATTCTTTTACTTTGAAGTATGTTTCTAGACTATGCTCGGGACATGTGAAGACCACGTTATCCTTGAGCTCATCGCCTAAATCTTTTTCTTGTTTATTTTTCATTGCTCTCCTTTTGTTTCGTCAGCTAATACATGCTACGGCCACTTGCTTGTTCTGGATATCCCCCGACTGCAGAGGTATTAGCCAACAGGTATAACATAAGACCTAATGGGATAAAGTCAAGAACTTTCTTAACAAAAAATAATACTGTTGAAGTCACTGTCCTGAACACAGCTGGGATCCGTAACTGATGCTGCCTGGCCAGCGATCCATTCTTCAAACGAGAACGAGGTTTTTACTTGACAAACGAGACGAGATCCTGCTGCCAGCTTCTTTTTCCCAGCCCCCCGTTACTAACTAAGAGGTAAAAACAAACGAGGGGCAGGGAACGAGAACGAGAGCTTCTGGCTGCACCAGCACCTGGCCAGGGTTACAGGATGGCCAGCTGTTGTCAATCAAACGAGAACGAGCGAGGTTTGTCAACGAGAACGAGATCACGCTGCCTCCTGGAGCTGCATCACCAGCTGCTGCTGGATCCGTGGCCAGTTAAAAGGAACCGAGAACGAGCAACGAGGTTCCAATGAACGAGGATCAGTAAACACGGACACCGGCTTATACAGTTTAAGGGACCTCTGCGAAAGGGTCTCTTTCAAGATAAATACATGCCCACCTGCTTTAATATATTTATTAATCCAAACTATTTGCCATTTATTTAGGTTAGGAAAACTGAGCTTATCTGATTTTAATTCTATCCAAAACATTCCTTTTTTATGAACACCATGTACGTCAGGCACACCATTTAAAGTGCTAGTTTCTATGCGGGTTAAAAAGCATTCGGTCAGGCCTTTTTTAGTGCGCTGCCATAGTAATTTTTCTTGATTAATATTACGTACCATTAAGTCAGTTTTTTAATATCTTTAATGACTGAATTAGGTATAATGGTTGTATTGCCTATTGACTCAATACTCTTTCCATCATCTCCAAATGAATAGTCACCAAACACTCTAGTAACACCTTTTGTTTGACTAAGCAAATGACCTTTTGTGATACAAGTAGCTAATTTTGCTTTCTTTATCTGTTCAAATGTGCTCCAACTTGAATCGCTGACAATATCATACCATTCGATTGAAACCATTGGATACTTTTCAATCTCTGTCTTTGTTTTTCTGGGTATACTAATCTTCTTCTTTGTCATCAATTTTTACTTTTATTGTGCCAACAGATGTGAACATAAATGGATTATGAATTCTATTAAATAGACTAATCCACTCAGACCAACTAAGTTTTTTCAATTTGTTCAACGTGCTCCGGCTCGGCCTCGATCGTTTTGGCATTGTAACCATCGATTTTTTGACTGAGTTCTTTGAGCTTCTTTTCAAGTTCTTCACGTGACATTCCCTCCAGACCTGTTACTCTTACCTCTCTTCGATCTACAAAAGCTCCTGCTAATTGTCCTGATCTATATTCTGCATTTATAGCTGCAGCGTATTGATCTTTTTTCTCAGCCTTATCTGCTAGTCGATCTAATCTTTTGAAACGTCTAAGGTTATCACCTTGATACATTTTTAATTCTTTTTGAAATCTTTTGTCAAAATAGTTAGCTACATGTGGGTTATGTTTTCTTGATAATAATCTTGAGGCAATCACTCCATAATCATTTTCATTCTTACAAACATATCCTGCACGTTTAAGAGCTTCAGCTTGGGTTATTGACCCCCAGTCTTTCACATACACCTCAACAAACATTTTTTGTTTTGGTGTTAAATCGTCCTCTGTTCTAAGTTCTTTTTTCTTTAGTGCCATTGTACTTTTCTCTCCAATATTTTGCTCTTTCTAATCTTCTAACTCTATAATCTAAATTAATAAGATCTTTAATAAGTTTAATCAACTTAAACATATTTTGAAACAATTCTTTTAAGTGCTTTGGCTTGACCTGCATGAGCTGCAGATGCTTTGGTTAGTTTTTTGGCTACTCTCGATACTACTTTAATATCTCCACCTTTTGATTTTTTTGTAGGCCCTCTTTTTTTAAATATTGATCTAGCTACATCTTGAAACGTAGGTAGTTTAAAAGTTCTTTCCATATCCATTCTCCAAGATTCCATATTACCGCTAGAACCAAATCTCTTACCTTGATAAGGTGTTTGGCCTTTTCCTCTTAACACATGTG